ACTCGCATCCAGAGTAAATAAGCATATCTCCTGGTTTTAGGTCTACTTTTACACCTTTGGGTGCTCCAGGCTTATGTATGTTCTTATACTCGTCTATGACGTTGTTAGACCCCGTAGGATCGATAAATATAGGCCATGCATCTCCACCTAGGTTTAGTGTAGTTGATATCTCACAGCTAGGTCTATCTTTGTGTCTTCGTAAGATATTACCTTTTCTATAGAGCCTTGTGTAAGAATACGTAGGCACTAATTTAAGTCCTGTCTTTTTCTGCATTACATCTATGGTCTTAACTAGAAGTGTTTCCATTAACCTATCACCATATTTAGCATAAGAGTTTGGAACTTGTGGGTCGTTAAAATTACCTACAAGTTTATTAGCTGTGTGAGTTAAACCATTGTTTATCATCCAAAGATCTGCTTCTGCTGATATTTGTAAATACCTATAAGCTATATCTGCTACCTCTTTTGATATAGCACCACGTATAACTTGATATTTATTTTTTTTAAAACTCATAATCTTTATGTACTAAATCATAACGGGGAGGCATAATGGTGTCAATGTTACCGTCTGATCCTCTTCTTATTTTAACGTTTTTGTGTGTAAACAATTCTCTAATTTCATCATCTGTTTTTAATTCACGTCCCTCTAATGTAAATGTTGGATCATAAATATTAACAATGATAGGTATTGTTTTAATTCCTAAAATTTTAGCTGTAGCCATTCTATTATTACCCACTATTATTTTTATAAATCTACCATAGTCATTTCCTACTTCTGCATACAAAGGATCTACAATTCCGTGCTTCTTGATTGAATCAACTAATCTACTTTTAAATTCTTTTTCGTCTTTGTGAAACTCTGGTCGATCAATATATTGTATTTGTTCAAATGGTAATTTTGCATAAATTAAAGTTGTCATATTTGTATAAAATTATAAGACACTGATATTCTCCAATTCTTTTCACCTTTGTCTGTATTCATATTTATATCAACACCATGAGGAAGCCAAGATGGAAAAAAGATCATACGTCCTTCAACAGGTTCGTAAGCACAGACTCTCCATAATTGTTCAGGTAGATTATCAGCTCTTCTAGGCATATGTACATTAGGCCCTGGTCTAGGATCTTCTAAAAATAATTTGCCTGAGTTCTTAGGTACTTTAATATAGTATACACCTGACCACATAGAATTAGGGTGTGTATGTGTTTTATTATAACTGTAGGTTGGATTAATATTAGCCCACATATTACCTAATCCTAATTTACCTGTGATACCATAATCTGCATTACATTCGTAAGCCGTTTTAAATAATTCATCGACAAGAGGTTTGTATTCTTTTTTTCTATCCATATCGGTTTTACTATGCCAACCATAACCAGAGTTAGTTTTTATTTCTCCTTTAGGATCTGCTTTACGCCACTTTTTTATTTCTTTAAATAAATATTTATTTAACTCCTTTGAGTTAGGTATGTCTTTAAAATAAACAGCAGTTGGAAATAATATCTTTCTTTGAAGTTGGCTCATTTAAATGGAGGTCCTCCAAACCACATCACTAAAGATTTTCTCACACCTTTTTTAACAGGTGCAACTTTATGTCTTAAGAATGATGCAAAGAATATAGCCTGTCCTTGTTTCAAGGGCAGGGGTTTGTTATCACCCATCTCTGAAAAGAGAAGATCACCACCTGT